TTACAGTAAACCTTTATCGACTAGTGCTCGACGAGTTGCTTCTACGATGAAGCTAGAAAAATCTCCGCACACATCCCCATTGGCTTTTGCTTTCAAGAACGCTTCTTCGTAAATGACCGGCACGCGGATCTGCTTTGCTTTAATCGCTAACTCTTTTTTTTCAGACTGCGTTTGGCTCGTTTCTGCCAGTGCTGCCCCGCTTGTTGCTACCGCTAGTTGTGCCCATTTGTCCGTCATAAACACCTCAAATGTATTTTATTTATATCTGTAAGATATCTTAAATGTATATTTAAGATATTGAAAGTGTGCTTTTCAGCTCATCGACTAGCGCCTGCATTTCTATTCCCGCATCGCTATACATTGTCGATGTCATGCCTAAAACGCCAAAGCCTTTTGCCAGCGTGTCAGGGTAGATTCGGCGACGCGGGATGACGGTATTAAGTCTTTCCATGTGATGTGATTTAGCTAAGAAGGCATCTACATCACCGAAATTACGACGCCCTGGATGAGTTCGACAAAAGAGCACTCTGGCTGAAATGTGTTTATCCATGCTCTTGCTGATTTCGCTCAGTATCTGATCGAAGCGTTGCAGCCCGATGAGCTCAGATAAATCATCGTTTGCTGGCACGATCACCAAATCAGCTGCAGCAATCGCGATGCGGTTTAATTCAGAGTCAAACCCGCCGCAGTCGATGAGCACTAATTTATTTTCACTCTCTCTCAGTGTGCTGATTAGCTCATTTTTGTTGTTGTGCGCCACAACATTAAATCGCCGTTGTTCAGGTCGCAGATTATTAATAATGGCGAGTGATTTGTGAGTGTCTTGGTCGATGACGACATCGGGTGATAACCCATCCGCGATGTTGACTGCGACCGTTGTCTTCCCTACCCCACCTTTATTGTGTGCAATTGCAATTAACATGATAGCCCCCTGCTGGATGTATGGCATATATATAAAACATATTCATAAAGTATGCAATAAATACACTAAAGATATTTAATAGATATCTATGGAGTATCTATTTTGGGTTTTCTGATTTTGCGTAGTGGCGGGGGAGGGGGTGTAGAGTGGCTAAATTTGCCCATCCCCTCGAAAAGGTAAAATTAGACATTCAGAGAGTATAAAAAAGGCAACCATTCGGCTGCCTTTTGGTGTGACTGTCACGCTGTGCTTTTAATCGTCCAGCATATCTTTAATATGTCCATTAAGGCTGCGAATTAAAACTGGGGCATAAGAACGGTTTGTTTCAATCAGCATGGGGACAGCATCATCCAGATCTGAGAAAACATGAGCTTTTTCGATTTTATCCGTCCAGTATTTTGCCTTCCCATCGCCAGCAGATGATTCAAAATACAGTGTTTCACGAGGTTCGTTCTGTTCGCTTGGCGGGTCTGTTGATATAAGCACAAAAGCCCCCGTGATTTTCTCTGCAGTAGGTTGCATTATTTTGCCCCACAGCGACGTCTAAGAGCTGGACGATATACACGCTCAGACCAGCTAAATGTCTTGGTTTGTTCGTTGCCTGTTGAATGTGTTTGCTTCCTTCCGGCCATGGCCAGAGAGGTCATTAAAGATGAATAACTGCCATTTTTCATCTGGTTCTCCTTTGCTGGGTGGTTAACTAATTAGGCTTCTACTTCTCTGCCGCCAGCGCCACTGCGAAGGCGCATTTGTACGCTTGGAATTCTTCCGCCACGGGTCGGCGTTCTGGTGCGGCGAGCGTCATCCATATGCTGCAAACTCATAAAGCAAATGATCATACAAAGCGTTCGCATGATGCCTAGTTGAAATGCTCGGCTAATGGCATGCGGTAGCGTGTTAGCTGCTAGCTTGCGGCGTATATCCATTTCGACTTGTGTTAACTGCGCTAATGACAATGCATGCGCTTCCCGAATTACTTGCTGTGTCTCACCCTCGCCGATCCGCAATAGCACGTCAGATTCAAGTGGTGTTAGCGATGAATGGTCATCAATCATTACTTCCTTGCCAATGATGTATGTCATTTTTACTCTCGATCCATGTTGATAAATGTTTCTGCGATGTCCTCTCCAATTACTTGCGCCATCGCTGCCATTTCTTGCATTGCATTGGTCAGTTGCTGGATTTTTTCCATATTGACTGGCGTTTGATGTATCAGCTCTTGCGTCTGTATTAGCATCGACTCTATAGCAGTTAGAAAGCTGCGGTTTTGATGCACTTTTTTCTGTATTTCACATCGCGCCCGAAAGATAGCCAGTGAGTTATCTTTATCACTGACTATCTGAACATTGTTATTCAATTGTAAACTCTCCGTGGTTTTTTATTCTCTGTGTGTAAATTATCACTTTAAGTGATCAGTAGGCCGCAATAAAACGGGCCGTAGCCCGTTTAGGTATTTTTTTAGAAATTTCGCAAGGCGTTTATCACTCTGCCAATAATTTTTGGATATAAATCATCGGCTAGCAGTGTGATGTCAGGGTAAAAACCAGTTTGATTGTTCGATGTTATTTTCAATAAATGTTCATCATCGGTATGCGTGATGCGCCGAACCAGTAGTGCGCCATTGTTATCAATCGCATAAATTTTATCGGGAGAAATATCTTGTTCGCTAATATCGATAACAATCACTTCTCCCTCTTCAATGTCACCCTTTAACCCCTGATCTGGCATGCGCGTAGTGACCAGATGCTCTGAGTTAATCATGCGGTCGTCCAGTAACGAACGGTGTAACCCGAGCAGTTCGTAGCTGTGTTTCAAGCCAGTTGGATAAATCAAATCATCCGTTAGTCCAGCCAGATAAGCAGGGTGTTTTTTATATTGCTGTGAGATTTCAAAAAATGTGTATGTCACGGGCACTCGCGCCCCCGTTTCCCACATACCAATTCGGCTTTTAACCGGCGGGTTATGTGCCGGATATAGTGCAATTGCCGCTTCTCTTAGCCCATGGAAAAGATCTTTCCGAGCCAAATGCAGGCGATTTGCAACCAGCTGTCGCCATTCTTCTTCTGTCGGAATTGATGATTTAGACATTACTAATTAACCCAATGGGTAGATTTTATTAATTATTGTCAAATTATCACACGCCGTGAATACATCAAGGAAAAAGTGGAAATTGTCACGAGCTGTGATATTTTACACTTTAGGTGTACAAAAGGGGCTTTGCGTGAACTTCAAACAGTGGGTTGAAAAGAACTATATCGATGCAGGACGCACACAAATTGATGCCGCTAAAGATTTAGGTCTTTTGCCGACTACGGTAAATCAATACATGAATTTAAAGCGCTTCCCGTTGATTGAAGGCCAAAGCCAATTAGAGGCTCACTGCGAAGGGCTCGATTTATCCCAGTGGCGCAATGAATATCTGGCTGAAAAAAAGAGGAAATCCGCTGCATGATCCTCGTTGTTATTGGAAATCAGCAGAGTGCTGAACAATTTACGGATGAACTGGTGACATCGTTTAGCGGTCGAGTTCAACGTCTGAGTGCTAGTCATATAAAAGATATCGATTCACGCATAGCGTACTTATCCCGATTTATGACCGGTCATATAAAACACTCGCTGTTTTTGACTGTGTTACCAACGATTTCAACGCCCGAAGAAATCGATTTTTTGCGCTCACACGGTGCTTATGTCGCGCACGTTCATGGGCCCATGTCAGCCGCCCATAATCAAATCCGAATTTTACACACTGATTTGATTGTTAAGTTAAACGCTAAGAAAGCGCCTCCGCATGTGTTTGATGCAGATGAAGTGTTTTCTGAGTTGCTGCGTCGTCATCGCTCTTTAAAAAAATATTGTTCTGTGTAGGAGGTTGTATGACTGTTCATATCCCCATGACCAACGAGCAGTTATCAATATCAATTGCATGTCAGCGCCGCGCAAGTCACGAACTCAACCTTGTTAAGACAAAACAAAAAACAGATTGGCAGCTCAGACAGGAAATTTCTGCAATGTCTGAGGGGTTTGAAAAAGATGAGTTCCGTCGCTGGTTGAATCATTTTCGCCACATTATCAACCCCACGCAGCCACCAGAGTCAAAATCTCTGAATAGTAATGATGGGAAAAAGAAAAGAAGAAAAAAACAACCACGCTATGACGGTAGGAGTCGTTCTTGACGCTCGATAACGCACTTGAGCTGTGGGCCAGATGGGTTGTCAGTGGTGGCCATGAGCAACGCGGTTTTCAATCAGTGATCCACATGATGATGGTCACTCAGTGCGTGTTTTCCGGCGGTGGTAAGCCCGCTGGCATTCAGGGTGACGGTATCGAGGCTGACATTGAATCTGCTTTGCTGGCATTACGGCAAGTTGATATGCCCGCTGCGGATGCGGTGCGCGTTGAGTATATGCGCCAAGGCACTCAGTTGCAGAAGGCAATGTCATTGCAGCTGACATTGCGAACATATCGGAAACATTTACAAAAAGGGCGCGCCGCCCTGTTACGACATTTGGCAGAACGTCGTGGCGGACAGTGGGCGGTGCTCTTTCACTTATCCACAAAAAAACTGAATAAGGTGTGATTATGTTTATCGCTACCCAGCCTGAACTCCCTGTTCGTGACATGCAACTGGCTACGGCCTATCTGAAATACCTCAGTTTTAAATTGGTCCGTGGTGCTTGGCTGAAAGGCCAGCACCATGGTGCTGAAATTCGAATTACGCCAAACGGCACTGCCAAAATAAAAATTGGTAAGCACGTATGACCCCAGAAGAAAAGCTGCAGCGCAAGCGGGAAAAAGCCGCAGAACGCAAACGGAATCAGCGTCTGCGGGAAGCTGAACAAAATGCAGAGCAAATCATCGTCACGCTTGAGCCTATCGAGCAGCAACGCGCTGCTGAGTTGTGCCGCGTTCGGGCTGTTATCGGTGAGCCGTATTCGCTCGATGAGTATCTCAGCACACTGATCGCCCGCGATTGGGATCGCTGGCAGAAAGAGAAAGCTGATTTAGAAAAGCGGGGCAATTGCCCGAAGTGTAACTCGCCATTGCCGGAAGGGTGTGGCGGTTTATGGAAAGGTGAAACGGCCTGCTATCGAACACACCAGATCAAGGAACTGCAGCTATGAGATTAAGCCACCGCTTCAAAGTCGCGAGTAAGAAAAAGGGGGGCATGGCTGCATGTCGCCGGCGCTACTGCTGGATAAAAAAATACTGTGGCTATATTGAAAGCACTATTGACGAGACTAATCGCCGTGAGATCCCTGAACCGATAGCCGAACCATTGCCGGCTGTTGGTGTAGATCATGGTGGCTATCAATCACCTGAAGTTTTGGATCTTAATTGTTACCCGTTATTAAAGGGAGAAGTAGTTTTACATGTTGAACCAAAATTATCGCTTCAATCCTTTCTAAAAACGCTGCCTGCGCCGCCAACGGCACCATTACTACCGAAACACGAAAGATACATATCTATGGGATGTGTTAAAGATGTTTTAAATGTATCTGAACCAGCAAAAAAAACGGTAACACAAAAAATGGCGGGCTTTATAACTTCACTAACTAATCGTGTTCGTGGGGTGTTTAATGCCTGATCCCGTGTTGTCTGGAAACCATTATTCTGTGTGGAAAACGCGACACGGTGGCCTGTCTGTTGACTGCAACGACCCCATGAAAGCGTTGCATGAAATGGCCTATGAGCTGTATGAAACGAAACTGAAACTGGTTAATCAGATCGCGCTGAATGTTGCGCTGGAATTGGATTTGCAACATGCCCCGCACAGTTCGTGAAAAACTCTCTCTGCATGTCATCACAAAGCATGCGAGTGATGGCGATATTCGTGAAATCGTGGACTTGGGTTGCCCTGGGCTTTTATTTCGATTTCACGCATCGCGCAAATCGGGCTCGTGGTATTCATTTTTCTATGAAAATGGGCGCATGAAACCAGCCAAGTTTGCGAACTGGCCAACCCATTCTGTTAAAGATGCCCGCGCCCATGTCAGTGCAGAACTCGATAAGCGCATGGGGCGAGATGCGAAAAAAGACCAAGCCAGCGAGTATTCAACCGTTGCCGAATTAATGCAGTGGTTTTGTGACCGGGTATCAAAACAAACCGACATTTCTCCGGCCCGTAAACGCTCTGTTCTGTCAGTTATTAAGAATCGAATCTTGCCGTTGATTGGTTCTGAACCAATATCAACGCTCGATAAACGCCGCATCGATGCCGCGTTCTGGCTGCCACTGCAGGCAGACTATGAACTCTCAACAGTCATGATCACACTGCGCGTGTTGAAACAAGCATTCGCCCTGGCTGCTGACCATAGGCTCATTCCTGATAACCCAATCGCGGATATTAAACAGACCTCCTTTACTAACAGTAAAATCGAACCAAAGCCGGGAAAATTAAAGCCCTATCAAGTCACCGAAGTCACCAGCTTGATGGATTCCATCACTCCGGCGGTGATGCTGTGTTTGCTGCCCCTGCTGTTTGGCACCCGAATCGGTGAAACACGCTGCGCCGAATGGAGCGAATTCGATCTGTATGGTGGCGTCTGGTATGTGCCCAAAGAGCACACAAAATCACGCCGTGAATTTACAGTTCCACTGTCGGTAATGAGCGTCAACTTTTTGCATAAATACCGAGAATATCAGCGGGAAAATGGCTACAACGGCGACTATTTATTCCCTGATGGTAAGGGCCACCCACTTAATGACCGTGCAGCGAGGCGGCTTGTTGAGGCTGTCAGCAAAAAAAAATGGGCCGCTCATGATCTGCGGAAGTTGTTCAGCGCACGGCTAATGGAAATGAAAGTGAATGATTCGGTGCGTGAGCTGATGCTGAATCACGCACTGGATAGGCTAAAGACCACATATTTGCAAACAGCTAATGCGCTGGAAGAAAAGCGCGAAGCGATAAATGTGTATCACCAGTGGTTACAGGAAAGCGGATTAAGTTCTTGTTTTATTCGTAATGATGAGTAACTGCCAAATATTTAGCGCAAGGAATAAATAATGACTCAGTTAAATCAACAACAACTGTCGCATGCAATTATGGCCGACCTATTACGGCAGAACCCAAACCTGCCATTTGAAAAACGTATTTACGATTGCGTTATAAAGGCGTCGATCTCTATTTGTCATGAGCTGAATACCCCAATAATCAAAGTGCGAAAGTCAATGGGCCTAGATGAGTGGCTTAAAACTGAAGATGTTATTAGATGCACTAAATACATGGCTGGAGTCCTTTCTAAACAAATAATCCCTGAATATACAGTCCCTGATTATCCACGAAGCGTTTCAGAATTTGGTTGTTGCGTCAGACTGTTGGATGCAGTTCCAGAGTTTTTAGGAAAAATTAAATATCTTGGAATCAACAGCCGCCATTGGACTGCCTTGGTAGCTAACTGGGATGAGCTAACAAAACTTTATAATGATGATAGACGGGATGAATTAAACAAAAGAATGCAGGAAATTTATGGAGCTGCATTATATGAATAAAAATGTATTAGATATACCTGAGCAGAGTCAACAGATTTCTAATGACATCCCCACTCTAATAATAAAAGGCCGAACACTTGGTAAAAGTGAAGAAATTGATTTTTCTAAGTTACTTTTCCCTGCCTTCAGGATACTTCCTGTCATTAACGAATCTGAAAATATTGTTGTTGAAGCAATCAAGCGTATGCGGGCCGCGCATGTTCCATGTGCTGACCTTATTCTCCGCGCCGAAAACTTAATGCAAACAATTAAACGGATAAAACAATGATAAGACACATCAAAAAAGGAAAATGGGGCGGCTGTAATGTCAAAAATTGCGGCGAACTACTTGGTTGCATCCATGAATACATACCGTATGCATGCCATATCTGTGGTAATCAAATGGTCATGGTTACAAAAAACGGGCATGTATTTTGTGAGGGTGGGCATTATGAACCATGCTATGAAGCAGATTCATTGGAAGTAGCAAAAGCAAAGCTAATCCCAATGATTGACGGTGAGTTCATCCCTGATCCGCCGTCGTACTTGCCGTACATGATGCGTTCAGTAGCTAAAGACGGTAAACCAGAGAAAAAGGATAAACGGCAGGTGCTAGCGTATACACCGAATATCTATGATGAATTTTCTTGGAGTATCACATCTGCGAAACTTTTTGAGAAAGCATGCGGCAATGCTACACACTGGATTTATTTAGATAAACCAGTAAATTAATAATAGGCTAAAAACGCCTAACATTTATATTTACAAATAGGCGCATTGCGCCTATTATTATTTCAACGGTGGCGCACAGAAAGCCACTCGTTCTGAGGGGGCTAGTTGATGCCACCGATGGAAACGAGATGAAACTTTCTGACCTGGCAACCATCAAGACAAACTATCAAGAGGCTGATTTCTGGGTAGTGCGTCGAGGCTCTTTAAAAACAGTTGGCAGCGTGACCCGTGAATATAACCCGGAACACATAGGCATTAAGGTTAACCGAACCGACATCCTTCTTCCTGATTATCTCTACTATTGCTTGATGGCTTTACATCAGGCAAAACGATGGGAACCGCTGGCAACCGGCACACTGAGTCTGGTTAACATCAGAACAGCTGATATCCGTAACATCGTGCTGTCACCACAGTAAAACAGGGGCTTCGGCCCCTGATACTGCACAGCGCAAAGGGGTGAACATGGAAATTAAATTACCTGGTATTTCAGAACAGCAGCAATTCATTTTTGCAGCTGGTCTCGATGAAGCTATTTATCAGTTACAGCAAAACAAATCGGCTCGCGTTGTACGACCGATGATAGAAGTTGATGAAAGCAAATATCCAAGAACGCATCTATTAAGAGAGCATGAAGGCTGGGAGCCGCCACACCCTGATATCGTGGGCGCGTATTTCCGCCACTTTCAATCGTTCTGCGTTGAATATGATACCGATGCAAAACTAGCGGCACTGTTGGGGCTAACATCAGACCGCAGAGTGAGAGAGTTTAAACAGGGAACGCGTCCTGTGCCGTTTGGCGTATGGCGTAAGTTCTTGGTAATGACTGGTCGAGCGGTGCAAGACATTATTCCTGTTAAATTTATAACATCAGGAAATCACAACGTGGATTGTGACGAATGTGGTGGGCTTGGCTACTACTCGCCAATAGATGAAGAAATCGAATGCCCGAAATGTAAAGGTAATGGTTTTTTGTAAGCTTTTTTTAAATTACCTTTGTTTATACGACAAAATCATTTAAAGGTTGAACGATGACTTATCAAGAGATGCTTTCCTTCATTGAATTTGCAAATGAAAAAGCCGATGAAGAATTAAATAAATATGATTCTGTTTCGGATGCTAGAGCCATTTTGCGTTTCGCTTTTTATGTTTTAGATCGTGAAGTGGGCGTATGTCAATCAACTCCTATTGGTTGTGCTATGCCTCTTACTCTTGATGAATGTAAATCCATTATTGATTTATCTGGTGAACTTCTTACTAAATCACGAAATATAGGTCGCGCAGATGAATAGATACGTTAAAGAGATTTTACGCGATGAAATAAGAGATCTAATTAATCGCACTATCACCCCCAACACTGGTTATTCAATAGAGTTTGAAACGCTACAACAAGCGGTTGATGCCAGTGTTGAATCTATATATGAAAAAGTGAATAACTTTGAAGTTCTCACTCAAGAGATGATAGACGAACAAGCGGATGATGATGGGTATCTTGAAGGGGCTCAGGCTGGCGACTTGGTATTCTTTGATGATCCCATGTTGGTGTCGGAAGCAACTATTAGCGAGTGGTATGGTCAATCTACCGCCGATATTCGTAAGCAATCTTTAGATATCAGTGATACTGAAAACATTGTGTTCTATGCACTGATTTTAAATCGCCTTTGGTTATACAACCAAAACAACATGCCAGCAGATCCAGTTAACTAAAATGTATCTAGCGTCAGGAACGACCCGCTTCGGCGGGTTTTTTATTGCCTGAAATTCGTGAGAACCATCAAATATTTTACGATTTCTTAAATTATTTTCAGCGCGAACCCGTCACGACAAAACCACAACACCACAACAACACCCAAACAAAACTGCTATGTCATGCAATCCAAGCAGCGATGCGCCTTTGCGCCCTATCGCTGCCTTGTTCGTAAAAGACTCGGCAAGTCCGTAGTGATGCGTGACAGTCACGCTAATGCATTAAAATGTCACGCTGTTTTGTTCTCTTTGGGTGGTTTTGTTCACGATGGGTGATTGTTTTGCCGTGTCACTCGGTATATGATTTCTGTCATGGTGGTGTAAGTACCTGAGTTGGCCGCCATTTTACGTAAGCCAGTTTTTATCCCGTTCCATTTTAACCCGCCGCTTGGTTCACCCCTCGGCGGGTTTTCTTTTATCTGGACCTCACCATGCAACTCATCGACAAACTCTCTGACCTGAAAGGCCGATTGATTGCCTATTTGGGCGGCAGTGGGGTCTTCGCTTACAGCTCTAACGCTACCGCCACCGCGAAAGAAATCGTGCAATCAGCCCATGACGTTGCTGTTCAGCAATCAAGCAATCTGATGTCCGTACATATCACGTCTTACATGACCGTCGCCGACTTACTCGCTGTAGTCGGTGCTGTGGTGGTGCTTGGTCGCTTTGTGCTGGATGTCGTGAAATACATTCGTCCAGTGAGGACTCGTGATGATTCAAATTGAGTTAAAGAAAAACGCCATTGCAGAAGTAATTGAACGTGAAGGCGGCTCCAAATTCACCAACCGTGCCGCTGACCGTGGCGGCCCAACGCGTTGGGGTGTTAAAGAGTCGAACATGCGGCGCATGGGTTGGACTGGTGAGCCGAAAGATTTTCCGTATGACCTCGCTTACAAGTTTTATGAGCTGGTCTGGGAGCAGTGCCGCTGTGACGATTTAGCAACATTCAATCACGACTTAACCATCTATGTTTTTGATTTCGCTGTTAACTCCAGTGAACAGAAAGCAGGAAACCGCCTGCAACGTATTCTTAATGTGCTGAATAATCGGGGCAAGTTATATCCTGACATTGCAGTTGATGGGGATATCGGCTCACAAACAGTGGCGTCACTGGCGGCGTTCGTGCGAGTTCGCGGGGAAGGTGGCCTGCGAATGCTAACTGAGGTTTTTAAAGCTCTTCGTATCGGCCTTTGCTTCGATTTGGCTGAAAAGTCAGAGGACCAAGAAGAGAACGCCACCGGTTGGTTTAACCGGATCTGCTCACTGTAAGGAGTCATAACGTGGATGTATCAACTGTTATTGATGCCGGTATTACTGTTGTCAGTACCGCATCATCAGTCGTCGGCGTCAGTGCATTTGCTGCCGCCTTGTTGCCTAAACCATCAGTTAATACTGTAAAGGTTTATAAATTGGTTCGTTTAGTTGTTGATTTCATTGGTGCTAACTGGATTAACGCCAAGAACCAGACATCAGAGAAGGATGAATAAAAAATGGAAAACCAACACCGAAAAATTAAAGGCTATCGCGAATTAAGCCAGGAAGAAATTGACCTGATGAATCGCATTAAAGCCAAAGGTGCTGAATTGTTATCGTTGCAGGCTGAACTAGCTGGGCGACTCGATACTGATTTAGTTACTAAACGGAATGATGCTAGACGATCCATGTGTGGGTCTGAGTCTTTAACCGGAACGCCATATGATGAAAATAATGGTGGATCTGATGAATGTCACGAATTCAGACGATTTGCTGACGCCGAACCTCAGCGCTGGGCTGCTATCGGTAAGACGGATATCCAGACTGGAATCATGGCGTTAGTTCGCGCAATTGCCCAGCCATCTGTATAACAAATAGTTTCCCATTCAATGAGTGGGCAACTATCAGCGACTTCACCGGAATCACTTTTAATATGAAGTTCGAACTCTCTGCCGGATGAGGTCGCTGATAGTTGTGTAATGCGGTGAAGGTGGTCGTCCACAACCGTATCAACTGTTAAGCCTGAAACGTAAAGACAGGCGCACAACGGGGATTGTTTTGACAAAGATTGCTAGAGACGAAGCCCGCAATCTATTTAATGGGTGAAAGTGACGACAAGTAACCATGAGATTGGGTGATTCAAAACAATCCGCCGTTGTGTTCGTAGCACAACATTATCAGTGAATGTCCCTAAGCGGTGGCGGTCGTTGATACATCTCATGATGGACACAATAACCAATCAGTATTCAACGTAACTGATTATCGGGAGGCACCCGACGCTGATTTCATTTTGGCCTGAATAACCGAAATGAATTCAATACTGCAACGCTCCATTACAGACGGCAGCGTCAAGGCTCTTTGATTCAAAAACGGATGTGAGTTGAGTGTACTTGCGGGGCTTCGGCCCCGTCTTTACATAGAAAACAGCACGTTGTTAGTGATTAATCTCGCTGGTTGATCGCCATCTTCGCGCTGTCCTCTATGTGCAGACCATACCCCACCCCCCGGTCAAAAGGTACTTCCCAGAGTATTTGACCTGACGGGTCTCGGCGGCACCGGCTCCGCCGCATTTCACTGTTTTAAAACTGGTCCCTTCTCCCAATGCGATCCAGAAGGGACTGCTCCCGTGGAACATGCGCCACGTCTGAATTTCTGCCAATTTTCAGAGGTGGGATGATCGCCAGAAAAGTAGGGAGTTTTACAAGATCCTTTTAGATCGTCAGGAGTCCTTTCTATGGGGGTGCAACTTAACCGCCAACAGTTCGCTGATCTGCTCGGCAAATCCCCCAAATGGATTGGTGAACTCATTAAAAAAGGGTTGCCCGTTGAAAGCGGGGGCGGTCGAGGGACACAGCTCGTCATCGATAGTGAAAAAGCGATCACCTGGTTGATTGACTATGAAGTTAATCGGCAAGTGGGGGCAGCATTAGATGCCAACATGCCACAACAAGGCACGATTGAAGGCGAAGAGCTGTTACTCACGATGGCAAAACGCCGTAAGGCATGGGTTGAAGCGGATAAAGCAGAAGACATCGTAGTCGTAAAAGAAGAGGCCGCTCAATTTTTTTATGAAGTCTCAACGGTATTCGCCTCCGAACTGGATGGCTTTGGCTCTCGGCTTGCCTCGGAGTTAGCAACTATTGATGATCCAGCCACCATTAAACACATCATTTTCGCTGAATCCCGTCGTGTCCGGGCTGCGACGGCAGACCGACTCACGCAGTTCCATGCTGAGTATTCTGGAAAACGGGATACAGATCATAGCGGCGAAACCGCCGAGGAATGCGGCGGAATGGGCGACTGAAAATCGAATTATGCCACCGGGCTCTCCTGAGCCGGGGCCCTATCGGGCATGGCGAACGCCGTACATGATCCCCGTTTGTGTGGCATTTGCTTTACCAAAATACAAACGTGTCACGTTCGTGATGGGCACGCAAATGGGCAAGTCCGTCACGATGCAAAACATTATCGGCTGGCGTGCTGATGATGATCCGGGGCCGATGATTTATGTCGGGCCAACGGAATCAAACATCAACAATGTGGTTGAACCAAAAATTGTTGAAATGTTCCAACAGGCAAAAAGCCTGTGGCTAAAGTACGACAAAAAAAGCACCAAGCATCGGAAGCGTGTGGCGGGTATTTCGATTCGTTTCGCATGGGCCGGTTCAGCGACAGAGCTGGCATCTGATTCTGCAGTGATCACCTTGGTTGATGAGTTAGACCGTCCGCCAGAAAATGCGACCGGTGAAGGTGATCTGGTTGAAATCACCGAGGCGCGTGGCGATGCCTATGCTGACTCAAAGCTCGGTTTAACCAGCACTCCAACCCACGGCCTTGTTTCTACCACGATTAACCCGGTGTCTGGTTTAACGCATTGGGCTATTGCTGACAAAAGAAAAGTATCGTCCCCGATCTGGCTGCAGTGGGAAAAAGGCACTCGGCACGAATGGGTTGTTCCACATCTTGACCCTGATTGTGGCATGTATTTTTCGCCTCGATCTGAATTGTTGTGGTGGCCGGGCAAAGACACTGAAAACGAATGTTCAGCGGTCGAAGCGGTGACTGCCGCCCGATTAACCTGCCCGCATTGCGGTGGGCAAATTGCTGATGCTGAACGTCAGCGCATGAATGCGAAAGGTATCGCACTTGCTCCGGGGCAAATTCCGTTATCAGTCACTGAATCGGGTGTCATCGTTGAGCAACGTGGCGAAACTCACCTTGTGTCGTTTCATCATCTGCTGGATACGATGGACGGAAATGATCATTTCAGTATCTGGGTTTCTGGGCTGTGCTCGTTCTCCGCAAAAAAATCCTATGGGTTTCTGGCCAGAAAACTGATTGAAGCCAGAAGAACGGGTAATCCATCCAGTTTGTTATCGGTCTATAACACCGGCTTTGGTGAAGTTTATGCCATTGCCGGTGACGCGCCGGATTGGGAAGAGGTCTATGCCCTGCGGTCAACGTATCAGTCCGGCTCAGTGCCTGATGGTGTCGATACGCTGATCGCAACCGTAGATGTGCAGAAAAATCGTCTGGTGTATGTGGTTCGTGGTTGGATACCTGGCTTTTCATCACGCCAGATCGAGAGCGGCGAACTATGGGGTGATACCGACAAGCCGGAAGTATGGGACCTGTTATCTGAGTTGCTGGACCGCGATTTCGATGGCCAGAAAATCCGATTAATGGGTGTTGACTGTGGCTATCGCACAGATGAAGTGCTGGCATGGGTTCGCCAGCATCGAGGCAAAACCCGCGCTTTGATGGGGTTTGAGCATTTATCTAAACCCTATCGCATGACAAAACTGGAAGTGTCTGTTGCTGGGAAGCTGCGCAAACGTGGTGACAAGCGATGGGACTTTGATACTGGGCTTGCTAAGGCGTGGGTTCATGGTCGTATCACATGGAAACGCGGAACCATTGGCGATTGGCTATTGCCTTCGGATGTCTCAGAGGATTATTGCCGGCAAATTGTTGCGGAAGAATATGACACTGAAACCGGCAAGTGGCGTCAGTTAGCCAGAGATAACCATTATCTCGACTGTGAGGGGATGCAATACATGGTTGCGCGAATGTTGAGACTCGACCGCCGTAAAGCGATTACTGATGATGAGCCGTCAGAATCATCAGAATCATCAGAACCAGTAGAACCAAACGCGGAATCAGATAATGAGCCTGCTGGCCATGACGATGATCCAGTATCAACAGTGGCAAAGAAAAAAACATCTACTTCAAAGAAAAAACCGACTCGCAGAAAACGGAGTTCGGGTTTTGTTAGCAGGTATCGAACATGAATGAACCCAAAGAGTTGGATGCCGGAACACGGATCAAGTGGGATTTTGATGACGTTAGAGCCGATGGTTCTGCCTCGTTTCTGTATTGTCTGCGCGGCCCGTCGAAAATTGATATTGAACCCACTGTATCTGATGGTGTTGTTTCTGTTGATGTCAGTACGGCTGATTCAACCAATTGGGTTGCTGGTTTGTATAAATGGCAGCTTTATCTGGTTATTGGCGGTGATAAAGAAATCATCAGCTACGGGAAATTAACAATAAACCCTGATTTCTCGGCGGTTAATGCTGGCTATGACGCAAGAAGCCACTCAGAACGAATGTTGGACGCTATCGAAGCACGGTTAGAGAACCGAATTATCAGCGACCACGAGAAATACACCATTGATGGGCGAAGCCTTGACCGAATCCCGATCATCGAATTGCACAATTTACGGCGAGTTTATAAGCGCAAAGTGGCCCGTGAGCGAGGGTTGAATAAAGGCCCTGCGTTCAAGCGAGTATTATCGAGGCTACCAGCATGAGCCGTAATAAAAGAAAATCCAAAGGGGCGCAAATAAGCGCCCCTTCTGTTACCCGGCAATCGGCGAATAAAGGGCAAAAGCGATTTGCGGTGGCGAAACACAGCCGGTTAGGTCCGCGCTTTGCCGGTTCATCGTTATCTATCAATGAAGAACTCCGGCGTGATCTAGCAGCTATCAAAGCTCAGTCAAAGCGCGCTGGCAATGATGATGGTTATGTCACCAAATTCCTGAATATGTGTGAAACGCACATTGTTGGCCCGAACGGTTTTTCGTTCTGGATGGAATGTCGTGATTCATCAGGGGTAAAAGACAAGCGAGCTAATGCGGCGGTAGAAGACGCATGGCGGCGCTGGGGTAAGAAAGGCACTTGTGATGTCACCGGTCAATACAGTTGGACTGACATTGAAAATATGTTTGTCCGCACGGTTGCAGAAGGCGGTGAAATTCTAGTTCGCTGTATTGATGGCTTCCCTAATGAGTTCGGTTTTGCCGTCCAGTTGCTTGATTGTGACCAACTGCCAATTAGTTATAACCGTGACTTGCCGGATGGCAACCGAATCCGCATGGGGGTGGAGCTGGATGATTTTGACCGTCCAGTAGCGTATCACTTGTTATCTCGCCACCCTGGTGAAATGAGTTATCACCACGGTTCAACCCATTATCAACGCATTCCAGCCAGTGATATTGCACTGCGGTTTATGCCGTTCCGACTACATCAATGCCGTGGTCTGCCATGGGCCCACGCAGCTTTGCTTGAGCTACATCATCTGTATGGGCATCGAGAAGCGGTGCTTACTGGCGCTCGTATCGCTGCCAGCAAAATGATGGCCTATGAGCCCGACCCCGATCTGGAACCGGAAGATGCCGTCGATGAAGAGTTTATTGAAGAAGTAGAGCCGGGCATGGCGGTTATCGCTCCGCACGGTTACACCATGAAGACGTTGGACTTCCAAAGTAAGGGTGACGATTTCGGTGCAATCACTAAATTTGGAATGCGCGGAACGTCATCCGGTCTCGATGTTTCTTACAACTCGGTATCTAACGATCTTGAAGGCGTTAATTTCTCATCATTACGACAAGCCGTTTTGGAAGACCGCGATGGTTGGAAGAAGAAGCAGCGGTGGACTAAAGAAAATTTGCATGAAGACGTGTTCCCGCGTGCTCTGCGAATGTTCCTGCTTATGGGACAGGTATCTGGTTATGGCGTTCGCCATCTTGATTATCTGAATAAACCGATGTTTCAGGGTCGGCGCTGGGAATGGATCGACCCGCTGAAAGACCGTCAGGCAGATTCCGAAGGCATTAACAACATGACCTTATCTCCATTGGCGGTGATCCGTGAAAGTGGTCAGCAGCCTGATGTGGTGATTGAGGAAATTCTCGACTTTGAAGAGCAGGTTGCCGCAATTCGAGAGAAGCGCGCGAAATTCAACAATAACCAACCGCAACAGAAGGAATCAGCACCTCAACAGGAGACATTAGCAAATGCCTGATTTAGTCAAACAGTTAACTATCGGCCCGCAACAGCGTTATCTGCATTTAACTCGTGAAGCTATCAACGAAGAAGATCGCACCATTGAGCTGAGTTTTTCCAGTGAACAGCCGGTTGAACGCTGGTATGGCATGGAAATTCTGGGGCATAACCCTGATGAAGTCGATCTGTCATTACTCAATGACGGTGCGCCATTTTTAATGGATCACAGATTGAATGATCAGCGTGGTGTTATTGAGTCAGTCACCATTGACCAAAAACGTGGCCGTGCCGTTATCCGTCTTTCTCGCAGTGACCGTGGTGAAGAGCTGCTGCAGGACATGAAGGATAACATCCGTAAAAAAATATCAGTCGGTTATGAAGTGATTGAAATCGTCCATATCAAACGGGATGAAAACGGTCTGGACTGGTTTCGCGCTACTAAATGGCGACCGTATGAACTGAGCTCTGTTGCATTACCTGCAGATGATTCTGTTGGTGTGGGCCGTGCCGCTGAAAAAATTCAACCAAAAACTTTAAACGTACAACTCCGTGAGGGAACTATGCCAAAACCAACTGATAACCCTGAAATTCATCAGCCAGAACAACGCTCCAAGCCACCAGTTCAGCAGCCATTACCTACTCAAAACGCACCTGCCATTGACCCGGTGGAAGCAGAGCGTACTCGTGCTGCTGAAATCACCAGCATGGGCCAGCAGTTCAACATGATGGAACAGGCTACTGATGCGATCCGTAACAATGTAACCGTACAACAGTTCCAGTCTGATGTGTTGACAGCGGTGCGTGAAAAACGGGTTAAGCCCGCAGGCACTGATATGACGCTGGATTTAAGCAGTAAAGAGCTGCGTCGTTACAGCCTGGTGAATGCGGTTCGAGCCAGCATTACCAAGAACTGGAAAAACGCCGGTCTGGAGCGCGACGTGTCTATCGCCCTAGCGGATAAGATGGGCAAAGATGCTCGTGGTTTCTATGTCAATTATCAGGTTTTAGCAGGATTAGGTCAGCAAAGTCGAGCCGCAAACAACTCAACTGCAGCATCACTTGGTGGAGAGCTGGTAGCCACTGAGCTGTGGAGCAATGAATTCATCGAATTGTTACGTCCGCAATCCGTTGCAGCCGCATTAGGTGTGCGTTTCGCCACCGGTCTGGTTGGTGATGTTGATATTCCTAAACGTTTGGCTGGCTCATCGTTCTATTGGATCGATGAAGATGCCGAGCCGAATCAATCAGGCTCTACATTCGGCGTTGTAAAAATGACGCCCAAGACCGTCGCAGGGGCGGTGCAAATCACTCGCCGTTTAATGCAGCAATCTACACCTGATGTTGATCTGTTATTGCGCGATGATCTGCTAGTTGGACTTGGCTTGGCGATGGATAAGGCTATTTATTTAGGTTCAGGCACTGGTGCCGAACCATTGGGGGCAGTTAATCAAACGGGGGTGCATGCAGTTCCTGTTAGTGCGTGGGATTGGGCTACGATTGTTAATTTTGAAACGCTGGTTTCTGAATCAAATGCGGGCGGGAATGCAATGGCGTATTTGTCCCGTCCTAGTGTTCGCGGCACTCTGAAAACCACACCGAAAGTGGCTGGTCAGGCCGTCTTCCTGCATGAAGCCGGTGATGTGAACGGATATCCTCATGTCACTACAACGCAAATGCCAGCTAATGCGCTGTTGTTCGGCGACCATTCGCAAATCTTATGTGGTTTGTGGGGGGCTTTAGATCTGATGGTTGATGAATCGACCAAGGCGGCCAGTGGCGGCACCGTTCTGCGTGTATTCCAGGATGCCGATGTTGCTGTTCGTCATCCGCAAGCGTTTGCGTATGGCGTGAAGGTATAACCGTTCATATCCAATATGAGGGCTCTACGGGGCCCTTTATTTTTGTCTGGAATTTAGGAATCACCATGAAAATTGCAATTTTATCCGGTGTCATGATTGCCGGCACGCCCGTGTTCCCAACTGTAAAAGTATCTGGCAAAGAGACAGCAACGGTTGTCGATGTCAGTAAAAAAGATGCCAAACATTTGATCTTGGCAAAATTCGCCAAATTGGTTGATCAAGCAACGCCGGTCACTTTGGAGCTAAAAGCCCCAGTGTCGTCAGCGGAGGAAGCAGCCCTTGATGCGTTCTTCGGTGATGAAGCTGATTCTGATGACGATGACGACGAAAAGGAATAATCCCTATGTCGTTCAAAGACCAGTTACGCGCTGATCTTGATGTTGTGTTTTTTGCTGATTTTGGTGATCTGGCTACAGTTGATGGTTTACCTGTAACTGGTCATTTCAGCGTTTCACCACACGACTACGGGCCTCTTTCTGGGGTTAGTAAAACGTTTAATGGGCCAGCGCATATGCTGGCTCATGCCAGACGTGGTAGTCAGGTGGTGATCAACGGGGTCACATACTCAGTCAGCGGTGTGCCACAACACGCAAACGATATCATCTGGTTACCTTTGGACTAACTGATATGAAATTGAGCACGACTGAAATCGACCAGGCTGTTATATCAGCCATCAATAATCTTGATCGGGTATCAAATACCGCAGTTCCAAGAGCCAGTGCGATGGCGGTCAATCGGGTGGGTAAGCGAGCTATATCGTTGTCTGTCCGAGACACTTCAAAAGATGTGAATGTGCCAGTGAAAGTTTTACGCCGCAGAGCCAAGTTGTTCAACGCGACGTTCCGAACTCCGGTAGCCATCATTCGCGTCAGTCGTGGTTCAGTGTCGTTATCATCCGTTGGGAATATCAGAAAAACCCGCGATGGTGTTCGAGTTGGACGTCACGCGGTTAAAGGCGGGTTCGTCGCTGATGGTTCTGCGATGAAAGGGCAATACCTCGGGCGTGGGAAGTATGCGGGTACTTCGCTAATGAGCACCCAAATTTTGAAACGGACGGGGAAAGGGCGTTACCCCGTTGAAGTTCAGAAAATCAATATATCCAAGCCGATCACTCAGTTCTTCAAACAACGGACATCTGAATTGATGAAAACGGATATGCCAAAAGAGCTCAAAGCGGCTTTGGCGCAACAGTTACGGCTCATTATCCGCCGGAGTTAACCATGCTGATTAATACACAAATCCGGGAAGCGGTGGCGGGAATTATCCGCGCCTCACAACCGGAATTGGTTATCACGATCGATTCATATCCTAGCGGGTTTGATGCTACCCGAGAATTGCCCGCTGCAGCAGTTTGGTTTGAGGAGGGGACGCCAGACGATGAATATATCGATTTAGATACCCAATCTGCCGAATTACACATCGGTCTTTATGTAAAAACCGATAATTCAGATGCCGATCTGGATGCGTTGGCGGAGCCAATTCGCCTCGCGCTGAAACATGAACTCCTTCCGATTGCAGCACTGACCTATTCTGGGTTCGCATATGACCGTGATCCCGATTCACCTTGGCGTATTTTGCGCCTGATTTATAACTGCCAATATACACTGGAGGATGCATGACAATTCCTAATGGAACAAAAGCGCCGGGAGAAGGCAAAGGTACTACGCTATGGCTCTTAAAAGATACGAGCACGCGAGATGCCGCCATTGCGGCACCGACCGAAGATGCGTTGTTTGATAAACTTGGTTACCTGATCGATTTTCAGGGGCCCAACATGACTAAAGAAGTCACGTCAGATGCATATCTGGATTCAACAGATAGTTATTTAGAAAAATCAGGCGGTGACATTGATCCGGGGCAAATAAAATTTACTGTCGCATATATGCCTGGCAACGAAGTACAGCGTCGAATTTATAATAAATTCAACGCAAAAGGCGAGTTGGAATATGGCTTATTCCGTTCAGTGCATATCAGTGGTGCTATCAATTTCTATTACGGCATTATCAGCGGTATATCTTCCCCATCAAAAGCCGAAAAAGGGAAATTAAAACGTGAAATTTCCGTCGATTTGAGCGGTAAACAAGATTTAGCAGAAGATATTCAGGGGGCCTGATGTCCGCAATACTGAAGACGAAACGGGAGACATTGGGTGAGCAAACGCTCACCCTGTATGAAGCTAGCGCATTGGACTATCTGGATTATCTGGACTATGTAGCGGAACATCCTTTCCCCGTACTGATGGATGAAGACAGATCTGATATGACAAAAGTTGCTCGGTGGATGCGGGAAATGAACCGAGTTGACCTACTGCATATGAGCCGTTTTTGTGCTGTTTGCCTGTATCGGGGCTTTGCGCTATCTATTGATGATACTCAGCATATTATTCAGAAAGATTGGCGGTTAGAAGTCACGCAAGCCCTGTATCTGAAAGCGATCCAGCATAATGGCTTGGCATCTGCCGCTACTGAAACCAGCGAAGAACCAGTCGAATCAGTCACTGATGAAGAACCCATCACCCCAAAGACGTAGTGGCAGCATTGTGGGAATTCGCAAAATTGCTTTCCCGGCAATACAGCATTATCTCCCCCCGTGTTGCCCTTGATGCCATTTCTCTGCCCGAGCTGCGCGACTGGCAATCGTATTACCAATCAAATTTATCTACTCATGATCTGCTGGTTTATGACTTAGCAGGGAAAGGGCTATTGCCGAATTGCTATTCGCGAACTGACCCGATGAATGATGAGCAATTAGAAGATGTGATGTCTGAATTTGCAACGGTCACCTGGAGGCCAAATGAGTGAACAAGCGGGTGATATCGTTGTTAAATTATCGGCAGACCAAGCAAAATTTGATGCTGATCTGCAGCAGGCCAAAGAGCGATTAAGAAATTTCGGCAATCAATCAAAAGAGACTGATCAACAAGTCGAAGGACTTGGGAAACGATTAGAAAACGCCGCAGATTACAGCAAGCTGTTCACTATGTCGCTGCAAGATGGTGTCGCGACTTTAACTGGTGCTGCTGCTGGCGTTATTGGTTTTGCTGCCGGATTATCTGTCTATGTTTCATCTGCCGCAGAGCATGGGCGTGAATTGCAGGAGTACGCCACAAAAGCAGGCGTTACTGTTGAGCAGATACAAGCATTATCGTATGCGACGGAACAATACAACGTTACCGGCGATAAGATGGCCGACATTCTCAAAGATACCCGCGAAAAGCTCGGCGAATATGCGGCTACCGGTGGCGGTGGATTTAAAGATTTTTTCGATAATGTAGGGAAGAAAGTCGGATTAACTGCAGCTGAACTGCAAAAGTTGTCCGGGCCTGATGTTTTAGTCGCAGTAAAAAACGCGATGGATGCAACCAATGTCTCTGCTCAGGAACAAACGTTTTATTTGGAAGGGATCGCCTCTGATCTATCGCTGTTAAATCCGTTATTGGAAAATAATGGCCAACGTCTAAAAGATCTTACTGGTCATTACAACAGCCTAAATTCAGCTCTCAGTGCCACCGATATCGCCAATCTGCAGGCGATGGACCAAAAATTTAAAGATATCGCTATCACCATGCAGGGCGCTTTTGCTCATGGTGTTGTTGGTGCAGGTCAGCAAATTGATTGGTTTACGGACAAGTTGTCAACAGCGGTTCGCTATTGGGGAACGTTATTTGATAGCTGGTCTGATAACCCTAAAACGGAAGATGCCCTGGTTAAAAAGCTAGGGGAAAAACGGGAAGAAATCGCCGATCTGAAACAACAGATGGACGATATCAAAGGGAAATACCAGCCTGGCGAAGAAATGCTACGCTGGGATCAAGGTGCGGTTGATGCCTTGAATCAGCAAATCAAAGAACAGGAAACGGTTCTTGATGATTTACAAAAGAACTACGAAAAAATACGTTTCGGCATGCACGGTGGTTTGCCCTCCGATAATCCACCGCCGCCAGTTGTAGTTCCTCCGTCGTCGGGCAATTGGCAGCAAGCTAAAAAACCGAAAGAAACAAAAACCAAAGAGCCAAATTATGCGGCGGTTGATTCATTCCGTGATGAAACAACCGCTATTGGTCTGGAACTGGAAAAGCGCAAAGCCTTGCTCCAGAACAGCCAGCAGGCTATGACCTCGTTGGAACAGCAGTATCGTGATCAACGCGCTGTAGATATTCAGACACAATATGGCGCTGAAATTATCGAAGAGCAGAACCGCTACACCAAACAACAGCAGGCGTTACAGGATAAATACGCGTCAGCATATGATGCAGCCGCAACAAATCATGAGCTTCAGTTCACGCTCCAGCAAGAACGGTACACTGCTCTTGAGAATCTAAAACAAGATCATGAAACCAGACTGCTCCAGGCTGAGGTTGATCGCGTAGGGAAACAGCGCGCTTATCAGCAGCAAGTTGCTCAGGAACTGTTGAGTTATACCGAACAGACCATGAGCATCACAACCAGCGCTATGCAAAACGCGGGTATGGAGCATACGGCGGTCTATAAAGCGTTGTTCCTGGCTCAAAAAGCGGCAGCTATTCCGGCAATGGTGGTGTCAACGGAAGAGGCTGCAGCCAAGGCGCTGGCTGCGTTCCCCCCGCCTTATTCAATTGGGTTGTCTAATGCTGTTCGAACTATGGGTTATGCCTCTATTGGCATTGTTGCTGGTCAAGCGATTGCGGGTATGGCGCATGATGGTATCGACAATATCCCCAAAGAAGGCACATGGTTATTAGACCAAGGTGAACGCGTTGTTGACTCCAGAACTAACTCTGATTTGAAAGATTATCTTGCCTCTCGTGGACGTGGCGGATTTACGGTGTATCAGACGCTGAACGTCACCGGAAATGGCGATACCGCCTTATATAACGCCATGTTGCAAGCTGCAGAAATCGGGGCACAAAAGGCCTATTCCGCTGTCGGTAGTGATTTCAAAACAAATGGCCCACTCAGGCGGTCATTATCATAGGAGGTTACATTGTCAGTTATATTGCAATGGCCCATCGATTTAATGCCCAACGAAATGACGTTAACCCCCATTAGTAATTCCAAATCGTTTGCCAGTCCATTTTCTGGATCAACTCAAACAGCGAGGTTCCCAGGAACATATTGGGCAATGGATTTATCATTCACAAAATTAAATGATGAAACCGGTCCGCGTTTAGAGGTTCTGATCTCCCAGTTAGACGGCGAAGCAGGACGAATTATGATCTGGGATTTTGCCGCAAAATTGGTAAGTTCACCGCAACCAGTTTATGGGGCTCCCATCGTTACTTTAGCTACATCATTATCGTCAAATATTATGAGCCGTGGCTGGCAACCCAATACACGAGTATTGAAATTAGGTGGTTGGGTACAAGTCGGTGACGAACTGAAACGAGTTACTGCGGATGTTGATAGTGACATGTCGGGACAGGCAGTTATTCCTGTTTCGCCGATGTTACGAAATGACTACGCAAACGGGACGCCATTAATTGTGAGCAGACCCTGCGGTAAATTTAAACTAAAAGACAACTCACAGGGGGCGTCTCATCGTAAATCGTCTAAATCCAGCATGTCTTTGTCTTTTGTTGAGGCCTTTTATCCATGACCTTTTACTCTCCGGTATCCGATGAAGTCGCTCAGGCAATGTGCCAGCCGCACGTTGATATGGTTATCGCCATCAAGATCAGTCTGGAAAACGATGATGTCAGGGCGCATACCGGCGTAGGCCCGCTGGTGATCAATGGTGAAACCTATTATGGCGTAGGGAGTTTTGGCGAAATCGGCAGTGTGAAAGAAGAGCATACGACCAGCGCATCAAAACTATCACTAACGTTAAATGGTCTCGATCAATCACTGGTTGCGCATGTGCTGAATACGAATGTCGTAGGGCGTAGCGTTGAAGAATATCTGGTCGTTATTCAGAACGGAGCCCCGTTGGCCGCGAATCTGATTTTCAAAGGCAAGATCGCCGACTCCGGTCTGGGCGCGGGAAATACCAATGCAATCAAACTCACTGCCTCAAATATTTTTGAAGACTGGCAGCGAGCTGCAAAAAAACGCTACACAGAACAAAGCCACCTCAAAGACCATCCCGACGATCACGTGTTTCGCTATGTCGCGCAAATGGCCGAACGAACCATTCTGTGGGGCGCAAAAGCTGACGCGCCGGGGTTCAATTATTCATAGGTTAAAACATGCGAAAACCAGACTGGCAGAAACAACTGCTAACCACCATTGAGGCCGCTATGAAGCGGCCTTTTTGTTGGGGAAAAACCGACTGTTGCCTGTTTGTTGCCGATTGCTGCGTCGCGATTTCAGGGAAAGACCCCGCCGAAAAATATCGGGGCCAATACGACTCAGAACTGGGCGCGAAAAAAGCCCTGCTTAAATTCGGTTCTATCGAATCGGCTCTCTCCACACTGTTTGCTGAAATTCCCGTCTCGATGGCGCAGCGCGGTGATGCAGTGCTGTTCGATGGCGATAACGGCAAAACGGTAGGCGTGGTGTGGGCTGGAAAGATTTGGTCAACGGGAGAGAGCGGAGTTGTTCCTGTTAACGCAAAACCAATCACCGCGTGGAGAGTTGAATAATGGGGCAAGTAGTTGAGTCGATTGCAATTGGCGTCGGTGTCGGTGCATTGGTTTTCTTTACCGGCGGGCTTGGCATCGCTGCTTTGAGCGGATTTGGCGCGGCAGTTGGCATTGGTGCAGCGGCAATGTCACTAAGCATGACGCTGATGATGAAAACCCCCAATACATCAGCATATACCAGCCAATCGGAACGTAAACAGGTTTTACGTTCTGCAGCTGCATCAAAAACGGCAACCTACGGTAAAACAGTTTCAGCCGGTGTGCTGATCTTCGCCGAGGAACAATCCGGTGAACAAACAGATGGTGAATGGGTGCATTTGGTGATCGCTATTGCCGGGCATTATTTACACGGCATTGGCACTATCTGGCTCGGTGATAACACCATTGATACCTACGGTGAGTATGCCAGTCATGAATTAATCAACGATGCACAAACGGTAAATCAATTTTTAGTAGATAACTGCCCATCATGGAAATCAGACATGATTGGGAAAGGGGTTGCATTATTACGGGTTAGCCTGAAATTCAATGCTGATAAATTTCCATCCGGCATTCCAAATATAAAATTGGAAAAATTCGGGCGTGAATTATATGACCCACGAGACGGGCTGACGAAATATTCAAATAACGCTGCATTAGTAATTCTGGATTATTACCGCAATTATTTATACGTGTCTGATAGTGAATTGCTATGGGATTACTGGAAAGAAGCCGCCAATATTTGTGATGAGACAGTTACTAATAGTGATGGCACCACAGAGCCACGTTATACTATTAACGGCGAATTTGATTTATCTGAAACCAAGACCAAAGTTTTGGATGATATGTTATTGGCCTGTGCTGGTGATCCAGTCTATGTCGGCGGTAAACATGGTCTAATGGTGGGCGCGTATTACGGCCCCGATACGCTTGATTTATATGATTATCAAATTTCCGGTGATATTTCGATCACGCCGGAAAGTTCGATGACCGATCGCATTAATACTGTCACCGGAAAATTCGTTGACCCAGAGCAGAGTTATGCCGACACCGATTTTCCGGCGGTAACTGTCGATGCATGGATTGAAGCCGACGGCGGAGAAATCAAAGAGGATGTCACTTACCGTTTTGTGACATCTGAATGGCAGGCCCAGCGGTTAGCTAACATCAAATTACGCCTTAAACGCTATGGCCGCACCATCAAAGTGCCGATGAACATGTCGGGTTTTGCTTATCGTCCGGGCCGTTATGTAAATCTGTATATCAAAACACTGGGTATTGACGGGCATACATTCCGCATTCGTGACTGGGATTTTCATCCGCAGAACGGCATTGCAATCACACTCAGAGATGAACCGCCAGAGGTGTATGGCGACGCTATCGGCGCGGCACTCATTCGCTCTGCATTAACCTCATTACCGACCGGCGGCGTGGCGATGCCGGATAACCTGCAGTTCGTCACCGAGCAGGTTGGTGACGTGGTGCAGGGGCTGCTGACCTGGACAAACACCGGCACAATCACGGTCAATAATGTAATTGTTCGTCGTGATGGCACAACGGTATTAACCGCGCAGACACCGGGCCAGTCATGCCGACTGTCTGGCTTACCGTCCGGTCAGTACACTGCAGAGGTTCGCGCCGCGGCATTAACCGGCGCACAGTCGCCAGCCGCCGGAGTATCGTTCACGATTGCAACGCCACCCATTCCGGTGGCAGTGAATATCGAAGCGGCCAACTGGTCGTTAGAGTTGCGGCCTGTTTTTGCCACTGCTGCATCATTTGGCACGCTGTGTGAGTTTTTCTTCTCAACGGTTAACGTGCCATTGGCCAACGTCGAGGCGACCACCACAAATCTCGGCCTTGCGGCTTATCTGGTGCACACAGGTTTACAGCCGGACACGGAGTATCACTACTGGATCAGGGCGGTTAATGCTTATGGGAAATCAGCGTTTTATGCGCTGACCGCCCGAACCGCCTATGACCCTGCCAGCTTGATCGCCGTGTTGGATAGTCAGATCGGTGCGGAGCAACTGCGTGCTGATTTGCGAACACAGATTGAACTGATACCAGGCAACACATCGTCACTGCAAAAAATCCAGGTTGATTTAAGTTCGCTGACGACGCGTCAAGAGCAGGCCGAGGCCATTCTAAAAGCGGCGCAGGACACGCTGGGTAGCACTACGATCAACGTGTCTCTGCTGCATGATGAATTGAGCCGGTTGGTGCAGAAGAACAGCGCCGATGTGCAGTCATTGCGCGAAGCGATTTTCACGGTTAACGCCGAAACCGGCGAGATCACCGCTGATGCGCTGGCTGCAGAACGCAACGAAAGACTTCTCAGTATTAACCAGGTGACGCAGCGGCTGGCTGCAGCAGAAGGGCTGATCAGTCAGAAAGCAACGACTGTAGACGTTGAACTGCAACGCTCGCGTCTCTCGACTGTTGAGTCACAGATTGACTCAATTAACGGTCAGCTTATCGAAACGGTCACACAGGCTGAATTTGGCGATGCGGTTGAAGATGTTACGCAATTAACAAATCGAATGTCAGCAGCTGAAGGGGCGATCAACTCCAAAGCCGAGGCGCAATCAGTCAATGAGGTCAGTCAGCGCGTTTCCACAGCTGAGCAGACACTGCAGGCGGTGAATAATGACTTGCAGTCAAAGGCGCAGCAGATCAATCAAATCAGCTCCGCCTATCAGCAGGCCGATCAGCAGAACACTGCCGCTATTACTGAGCTTGGGCAAACGGTTGCCACTCAAAATCAGACTACCGCGCAGCAGCTGCAATCGCTGGGCTCGTCACTGGGCGAACTCGATAGCTCGGTGACTGAATTGCAACAGACGGTCACCGGTGAAAGTAGCAGCATGGCCGGAAAGTTGGAAATTTTGCAGGCGCGTGCGAATGCGGCAGCAGTTGCAGCTGCCAATGCGGCGTTAGCTGATGATGAAACCGCACGCGGAAACCGCAAATCAGAGGCCGCGATTAAACATGATCAATCTGTTTTAGCTAACGAACAGGAGGCACAGGCTAAAACTATTGAGCAAATCAGTGCTGAACTGGTGACGACAGAGCAGGAGCTGACAGCAAAAATAACGGAGGCGAAAACAACCAGTGCGAACGCGGTGCAGGCACTCTCGCAAACCGTTGAAACACTGGAGTCAGAGTTAAAAGCGGCGGATTCTCAGGCCCGATCATCAGTTGAACAGCTCGAACAAACTGTCGCGACTGAAAATGAGGCCATGAATCAGCGGGTGACGCAGGCTGTGTCCGGTTATCAATCGTCGGATGCTGCACTACAGGCCGCACTGCAACAGGAAGGCACCACGCGCGCACTGGTTGATGGCGCTCAGGCCCAGCAAATCGCGCAAATGTCGGCTGATTACAAGTCTGCTGATGCCGCGTTGGGCGGGCGGATCACTGATGTGAACAACACGCTGGTAGCGGGTGATGCTGCACTGGCGCAGCGAATGACACTGATTGAGTCAACAGCGCAATCGGACAAAGCCACGCTGCAGGCATTGATCCAGCAAGAGGGCACAACTCGTGCGGGTGTTGATGGTGTTCAGGCACAACAGATCGCGACCTCACAGGCTGCAGCCAATGAAGCGTTATCTTCTGTGCAAACTGTTAGCCTGGCACAAGCAGGAACTGCCAATCAGTTGGCCGCGTTATGGGCCACAAAAGCACAGGTCAACGGTGCCTCTGCCGGTTTCGGCCTCGAAGTGCAGCTGAATGCCGACGGCTCTGTAATCAGCTCATTTATCATTGATGCTGATGTGTTTGCGGTGCTAAGTCGCGCCATTGGCGTAACCAGCACTATTCATCCGTTTGTAGTAAAAAACGGCATCGTTTATATCAATCACGCGATGATAGACAGTGCCGAAATTAATCAACTGATCGCGAGTTATATTTCAGTCACTGAGTTGGTTGGGGTTGTTATTCGCGGGGCTGCTATTTACGGCACGAATATATTCGGTGGCGCGTTAAATATCGGCTCAGGAAAGGCGTTAATTAACTCGGATGGACGGGCAACATTTCAGGATATTGTTGTATCTGGCGGCTCAATTAATATCGGCAATGGAAAGGCTGTTATTAATCCGGATGGTTCGGCATATTTTGAAAATCCGGTAATTAGCCGGGATATTGTTGTTGATAGTGGTTCTGTAAGTGTTGGAAATATTCTCTCTGCAGCAGATTGGCAGGATGTTGGTGATTTGATGCCGTTGCCGACAGGATATACCGACCGTTCTCGCAAACATCGACGAAAAATTATTATTGCAAATATTCCATTTGGCCAGTGGTCAGGGTCTGAAACCTATATGGGGTCGTCTCAGAAAACGGAAAATAAAGCACGCTAAGCCGGTTGCAGCGGCCGTAGCGGCCTGAACTTGCCCGCGCCGATCTTGGCGCTGCTGCGCCAGAGGTAATCGCCGGTCAGGTTGATGTGCTCCCAGCCGAGCGGCGACAGGTACTGCAACAGGCCGTCATCGACGGCTTGACCGTGGCCACGCAAGGCGTTCGCGGCCCGTTCCAGATAAACCGTGTTCCACAGCACGATGGCTGCCGTCACCAGGTTGAGGCCGCTGGCCCGGTAGCGTTGCTGCTCGAAACTGCGGTCGCGGATTTCGCCCAGGCGGTTGAAGAACACGGCACGGGCCAGCGCGTTGCGGGCCTCGCCCTTGTTCAGTCCGGCATGCACACGGCGGCGCAGCTCGACGCTTTGCAACCAGTCTAGGATGAACAGCGTGCGCTCGATGCGGCCCAACTCGCGCAGGGCGACGGCCAGACCATTCTGGCGCGGATAGCTGCCGAGCTTGCGCAGCATCAGCGAGGCCGTCACCGTGCCTTGTTTGATCGACGTGGCCAGCCGCAGGATTTCATCCCAATGGGCGCGGACGTGCTTGATGTTGAGCGTGCCGCCGATCATCGGTTTCAATGTCTCGTAGGCGGCATCGCCCTTTGGAATGTAGAGCTTGGTGTCGCCCAGGTCACGGATGCGCGGCGCGAAGCGGAAGCCCAGCAGGTGCATCAGCGCGAAGACGTGATCGGTGAAGCCCGCCGTGTCGGTGTAGTGCTCCTCGATGCGCAGGTCGGATTCGTGGTACAGCAGGCCGTCGAGCACGTAGGTCGAGTCGCGCACGCCGACATTCACCACCTTGGTGTGGAACGGCGCGTACTGGTCGGAGATGTGGGTGTAGAACGTCCGCCCTGGGCTGCTGCCGTATTTTGGGTTGATGTGGCCGGTACTCTCGGCCTTGCTGCCGGTGCGGAAGTTCTGGCCGTCCGATGACGACGTGGTGCCGTCGCCCCAGTGCTCGGCGAAGGGATGCCGGAACTGCGCGTTGACCAGCTCGGCCAGCGCCGCCCCGTAGGTTTCGTCGCGGATGTGCCAGGCTTGCAGCCAGGCCAGCTTGGCGTAGGTTGTGCCGGGGCAGGACTCTGCCATCTTGGTCAGGCCCAGGTTGATCGCGTCGGCGAGGATCGTGGTCAGCAGCAGGTTCTTGTCCTTGGCCAGGTCGCCCGATTTCAGATGCGCGAAGTGCCGGGTGAAGCCCGTCCATTCGTCCACCTCCAGCAGCAATTCGGTGATCTTGACGTGCGGCAGGGCCATTGCGGTCTGGTCGATCAGGGCCTGCGCGGTGTCGGGCACCGCCGCGTCGAGTGGCGTGATCTTCAGTCCCGATTCGGTGATGATGGCATCCGGCAACTCGTTGGCCAGCGCCATGCGGTTTACGGTGGTGAGCTGCGTTTCCAGCAGCGTCAGCCGTTCATGCAGGTACTGGTCGCAATCGGTGGCCACAGCCAGCGGCAATTCGCTGGCCTGCTTGAGGCTGGCAAATTTCGCTGGCGGCACCAGGTAGTCCTCGAAATCCTTGAACTGGCGGGAGCCTTGCACCCAGATGTCGCCGGAGCGCAGTGCGTTCTTCATCTCCGACAGCGCGCACAGTTCGTAGTAACGCCGGTCGATTCCGGCGTCGGTCATCACCAGCTTTTGCCAGCGCGGCTTGATGAAATCGGTTGGCGCATCGGCGGGCACCTTGCGGGCGTTGTCGCTGTTCATGTTGCGCAGCACTTCGATAGCGTCGAGCACGTCCTTGGCGGCGGGCGCGGCCCGCAGCTTGAGCACGGCGAGGAATTCCGGCGCGTAGCGGCGCAGCGTGGCATAGCTCTCGCCGATGCGGTGCAGGAAATCGAAGTCCTCGGGCTGCGCGAGTTTCTGCGCCTCGGTGACGCTCTCGGCGAAGGCATCCCAGGACATGACGGCTTCGATGGCGGCGAACGGATCGCGGCCGGCTTGCTTGGCCTCGATCAGCGCCTGGCCGATGCGTCCGAATAG